GGTAGGCACCTTCCTGGAAGAGTGGACGTCGCTTTACAACAGCCACTCCGGTGAGCGCGGTATTTTTAACCGTGAAGCTGCCAAGAAGGTCGTCGCTAAATACGGCAAACGCGACCCAGACTACGAGTTCGGCACCAACCCGTGCTCAGAGATTATCCTGCGCCCGTACCAGTTCTGTAACTTGACGGAGGTCATGGTCCGTGCAGACGACACCCTCGACACACTCAAGCGCAAGGTGTACTTGGCGTCTGTTCTGGGCACGATCCAGGCGACGTTTACGCACTTCCCATACCTGCGCAAGGTCTGGCAGCGCAACACCGAAGAAGAGCGTCTGTTGGGTGTATCGTTGACGGGCATCTACGACAACAAGATCACCGGCAGCGTCAAACACGCAGAGCAGTGGTTGGGCATCCTGAGAACCATTTCGGAAGATGCAAATAAAGAGTTTGCGTCGTTGCTGGAAATTCCGGAGTCTGCCGCAATTACCGCAGTCAAGCCAAGCGGCACCGTGAGCCAGTTGACTGACACCGCAAGTGGTATTCACCCACGTCACGCACCGTTCTATATTCGCAGGGTGCGTGGTGATAGCAAGGACCCGCTGACACAATTCTTGATCGACCAGGGTGTGCCGTCGGAGCCTTGTGTGATGAAGCCCAACACGACGACCGTGTTTAGTTTTGCGCAACGGGCTCCAGAGGGTGCCACGACACGCGACGAGGTCAACGCCATTGAGCACTTGGAATTGTGGCTTGAGTATCAACGCCACTGGTGTGAGCACAAGCCTTCCGTCACCATTTCCGTGTCAGAAGAAGAGTGGCCAGAGGTAGGGGCATTCGTCTGGAAATACTTTGACGAGATGTCGGGCGTTTCTTTCCTGCCGTACGACGGTGGTACGTACCGTCAGGCACCGTACGAGACGTGCACAGAAGAGGAATACAAGGCGTTGCTGGCCAAGATTCCAAAGATTGACTGGAGCGCGTTTAAAGAGACGAAGGACAACGTTGAAGGTGCGCAGATGTTGGCGTGTGTTGCCGGCGTGTGCGAAATTTAACAGATCCATGGTTATGCCCTCCGCTGAATCTCCATAACTGGAGCCTCAGTTGGAGGTGGACTCTTGATAAAGAATCGGAGAAATTAATGAGCAACGATAATATCAATCACCCGGAGCATTACAAAACGGGGGGTATTGAAACGATTGACTTCATTGAAGCAAAAGAGTTAAACTACCATCTCGGGAATGTGGTAAAGTACATTTCTCGATCAGATCACAAGGGTAAACGACTTGAGGATCTGAAGAAGGCTCGGTGGTATCTTGATCGTGAGATTGAGCGTTATGTTTAGTTGGTCTTTCATGGTGTGACCCAGTGGTGGGTCCTTTTAGCGGGGAGGTTCGCCTCCCCGTCTTTTTCTCTGCAGATACGTCTGCCTGCCTTAGGAGCAATACATGTCTACAATACTTTCCATCGACTTTGAAACACGCAGCCGCATCGAATTAAAAGATCGCGGGCTCGATGTCTACTCTTCCGATTTATCTACAGAAATTGTTTGTATAGCCGCCGGCTACACACCCGACGATGTTCAGGTCTGGGCACCGCAGGACGTCCCTCAGTGGGTTTTAGATTATGCGGAGAATAGCGGATTAATCTCCGCATGGAATGCGGCGTTTGAGTGGCACATCTGGAACCGAGTCGGTGCCAGACACGGGTGGCCACAGATTAAATGGACCCAGCTAATTGACTCCATGGCGATTGCCGCGGCCAACAACCTCCCACAGGCGCTAGACACCGCCGGCGAGGTGACGGGTGCCGAGTTCCAGAAAGACAAGCGGGGCAAGAAATTAATCCAGCTTTTGAGCAAGCCCAAAAGGGACGGCAAGTTTAATGAGGACCCGGAACTCATGACGGAGTTCTTTGAATACTGCCGACGTGACGTGCAGACGGAGATGTCGATTGTCAAGGGCCTGCGCCCTCTGTCAGAGCAAGAGCAAAGCGTCTGGGTACTGACGCAGGAGATCAACCAGAGGGGTGTCCCCGTGGATCCCACGGAGTTAAAACACATCATAAGTGTTGTTGACAAAGAGCTATTACACATTAACACCGAAATAATGGCCCTTACCGGCGGCATCGAGGTCACCAAGCGCGACCAGTTGCTGAAGTGGTTTCAGCAAAATGGCCTTAACCTGCCCAACATGCAGGCGGAGACCATTGAGAAGGAGTCAAAAAATACGCACGCCAATAAAAAGATTGACACCGTTCTGAAGCTGCGATCAGAGGGTGCCAAGACGTCCGTCTCCAAGTTCAGCAAGATGGCGGAGACGCAGGTCAATGGACGCATCAGGAATGGTCTCGTGTTCCACGGTGCGTCTACCGGCCGCTGGGCCAGCCGCGGTATTAACCTGCAGAACATCGCGCGGCCAGCGATATGGATGAAGGACGCAGACATCGCGGAGACGGTCGACCTGGGACTTGTTAAGGGGGACCACGCGTTACTAAAGGCGCGCTTTGGCAACATGACGATGGACACATGTTCCTCCGTGGTGCGTAACGCGATCAAAGCACAGCGGGGTACGTGTTTGTTGACGCCGACCTGTCGTCCATTGAGAACCGGGTAGCGTCATGGATCGCGGGCCAGAACGACAAGGTGGAACTTTTTCGCAAGGGGCTGGATGAGTACAAGACGTTCGCGTCTACCAGCCTCTACCACGTCGAGTATGACGCCGTGACAAAGGACATGCGTCAGGTGAGTAAGAGTGCCGTCCTTGGGTGCATGTTCGGCCAGGGTGCCAAGGGGCTGGTGGAGTACGCGGACGGCATGGGTGTCGTGCTGTCGCCAGCGCAGGCGGAGGAGGCCGTCAACGCCTACAGGACGTCCTACGCGAAGGTGAAGAACTGCTGGTACCTGATGGGTCAGGCGGCGATAGAAGCGACGCGTAACCCGGGCAAGGCGTTTAGGGCGGGGAAGGTGCTGTTGAAGGTTACCGGCAGCACGCTGTGGATGCAGCTACCCAGCGGGAGGCTAATTTGTTGGCAGCGTCCTGAGGTCGTGGAGGAGTACACCCCATGGGGTAAGCTGACGGACATGATCTACGTCGTTAGCCAGAACACCTTCACCCGCAAATGGGGGCGTAACAAGCTGATAGGATCCAGCATTTTCCAGAGTTCCGTTCAGGGCACTGCAAGAGATTTTCTTGCCGAGCCTGCTCTTAGGCTTGAAGGTGAAGGAGTATGTATAATCAATCTCGTGCATGATGAAGTCCTTTCGTTGGCCTTGGAACAAGACGCAAAAGAGGTCGAGAGGCTGATGATGCAGGAGATGACGAGGCCACCGACGTGGGCCTCAGATTTTCCTCTTGCCGCGGAGTCATGGATCGACACACGTTATAGGAAATAAAAACGTGGGGGAGGCGGCTTCTGTGTCCGTTTCCCCCCACCACTAAACTGTTGCCAACCCGCCTTTTGCAAAACCGCTGCGTTGAAGTTCTTTAATCCATTCTTCTGTCATTTGTTGTCGTGGATAAATGCGGGGTGCAGATTTTTGAGGCTTATATCCCATGGTGTATTCATAGTACCCGGGTTGTTTTAACCCACCACTTTTAAGAGGCAAAGTTTTGTTAACATCTTTTCGCCATTGGTTTCCAAAGTCCATCAATCCAAGTTCACCAGGCACAGGCTTAAATGTCTCTTCAAGGTCGGTACCAAAGTTTATATATGGATAGGCCTTATTTAAATCTGGACGAGGAATATCCTCTGTTTGCCCACGCAACCTAAACGCGCGAGGACCTAAAGAACTTGTTGATGCTCCAGATACCATTGGGTCACTTAACTCCGTTAAAATTTGTTGGTGCGGAATTATTTGTGCTTTCTTGCCGCCCAAACCTTCACCACCAAATGCGTGCGTTGAAATTGCTTTTCGTAAATCAAAAGTTTGTCCTAAATCGCGCACCAAGTCTTTATCCGCAATATCAAAACCTTCCATTGGGTTAAATCGAAGTTTTCCTGTTTTTTTAGGTCCGCCGGATTGCATAAATGAATTAATCATTTGACGAAGTTCCGGGGTTAGTTTTTCTGGATTACGATAAAACTCATCCATTAATGCGTCAAAAGAAAGTTGATTTGATTGGTGCATATTTTTTGAACCAATCAAAGGGGTAAAAATTTGATTTTCTACTCCACCAAAACGCGGATCTAAGGCTAGATTTTTAAGTCCAGTAGCTGCGTGTGGTTTGGCACTACCCCATGCACGTCCAGCGTATTCTGGTAATCCCAATTGATTTGCAGAAAAACTTGTCCCCCCTACGCCACCCATGCGATCTGCTTGGGTGGGAACAAGGTATTGATTAATATAGTTTTGCGCCCAATCGGACATCTTACCCGCCTTTTGTGCCCCATACTCCCAGGCAGGTTTTGCGGCAGAACTAATAGACTTTTTTACAGCACTCGCCGACAAACCACCACCGGCCATGTTAGGGATTGGATAGCGAAGTTCATCAGGCTGCGAGAACGGGCTTCTGCCAGACGCGCGACGCTTTTCTGCGTGTGCCTCCGCCTTACGAATAATGTCATCCGTTGGTTCGTATCCTGCACGCAGGTGGTCCAACTCCTCGCGTGTCAGACCTGGGACCATCGTTGGGTACTCACCCTGGTCGTTCTCTGCAGACATTTCGGTCGAGTACGGTTGCGCACCCAGTGAGTAGTCAACAGGGCCGCCATCACCAATATCCTGGCTCGACATCGGTCCAAAGTAACCCTTACCCTTTGCACCCTGACCGCTGTGTAGCAACCCGTACTGTGCCAGTCCGCCTTCTGCGCGGTTAACTGGCGGCGCTTCTTCTGGCGGAAGTTCTCCGCCAGAGGTGTAGGCTTTTAAATAATCTAACAGCTCAGGCCCATACGCCGTAGCGGCACTAATGCCGCCCATCAAAGCCTTGACCTTAGGATTACGCGTACCCATCGCAAGAGCGGCCTCGGCTGCGCTTAATCCACTTTGGCCGGCTGCTGCAAAATTGCCCTCCATCAGGTTACGAATTGCGTCGTATCCTTGCGTTGCAACCTGACCACCCAACGCGGTAGACGCGGCCTTTGCACCACGCCCTGGAGCGTTTAATGCTTCCATTGCGGGCATTTGAGACAGAGGTGGTACCTGTGCCGCCGCAGGGGCTGGCGGGGCTGCAGGTGGCGTCGTAGGCATCGTTGCACGTCCGCCTGTCGTCACGGGGATCGTTAGCAACGAACCAGGTGAAGCCGGCACCTGGGAGGGGAACATTTGCTTGCCTTTAAGTTCCGCAGCAATACGTTTTTGTGCTTCTATTTCTGCTTGTTTTTTATCCAGAGGGTTAACAATCTGACGAGCGATTGGTTCCGCGTACTCTGTGTTTTTCCAGTTCTCTGTGCCACTGCCGTACGCAGGGGGACGGTTGCCCGCGGCAGCCTTTTCAGCCTCTTCCCTAAGTTGCTGTTGCTGCTTCATCGCCAGACGTTGTGCAGACAAGTTTAATTCTTTTTTGTGCATTGACGACGATTCGGGGCTTGCTGCGTACCCCACACCTGCACCGGCCATGCCGGCCATGATGTCGGTGACGTCTTTGGAACGTGGGCCTTTAGGCGGCGGAGGGGGCGGCTGAAAGGATGATGTAGTAAAGTCAAGCGGTTTAATTTCAGCCAAAGGAACGTTAAATTCATCTTCAACTGGCGCTGCTCTTACTTTAGATTGTGTGTTATCGGCCATACCCGCGTAACCCTTTACTTTTTGTATATGATTCTTGGCCGCGAGACTCATCTCGCCGCCTTTAAAAAACGGACTACTTGGGCCGTCGTGATATGCGACAAGCGCGGTATCAACATCGCCGTGTTGGTCAAGCATTTGTTTAAAATACCGAATGCCGCC